CGTCCTCTTCGTCAATCAATTCTTCTTCCGGGATTCCTGACCCTACAGGCTCCCCGTCTTCGTTTGATTCTTTTTCAATGAAGACAGTGAAAAGCCCGGATATTACCGCCGCTATCAATTCAGCGTCCGTGTATCTCCCTAACTGTTTTAAGGCTTCTATGACCGGGGCAAGGAAGGGAACGCCCCGCCGCTGGTCTATGCGTTCCATATTGCTTAAATGCAGGACATTTCTTCTGCCTGTCTTCTTCCCGTACGCTTCCACCCGCTGCCACTCCATGCACTCATTTGCGTATGACAATGGGTGGTGTTTTGAAAAGTGATACGCTACAACTTCCCCGTCTGCATCTACCTCAATACCCCCGACAATCTCATTTCCGAACGTGTCAAAGTTATTCGGGCTTGAAACTCTGTCCGCTTCTATAAGCTGCACCCGTAAATCGTAGGGCTGGTTTAGCCGTTTCTTTGTCGGAAGCAATGCGAAACAATCGCCAGAAGTCAGCCAGCCTAAAAAGGCTAATTGCTGCAATTCATAGAAATTATTTATCCTTGCCATATCACAATCATTACTTTCAGCCCACAACGCCCATTCCCTTGTTATCTCCTTTTCTAGCTGCTGCGCCTGCGTTGCCGTTATCTTCAATACTTCTGCGTCTACCGTTGGTTTTAACATCAGTCCCCGCCCGACAACATTTGTACGCATTGTTTTCACGGCTCCTGTCGCAATCGGTACACCCATGTATAAATCACGGGAACGCTGCCGCAATATGGAAAGGTTATCTGAAATATCCTCTCTCCAACTCCCGCCCGCATAATTCCAGCCTATCATTGACTTTTTTGTTGTGTTAGCCCCGTAATTTCCATAGCCACTATTTAGAATCTGCATTTTCTGCCTTGCAGCCGTTCTTTTCAGTGCTGTTTGCGGCGCAACCGTGGCAATTATGCCGTCTATCGCCCTTGCCAGTCCGTTCAATCCTTCACCTTCTCCCGTTTTATGGCATGAAAAAAGCACTGTCTCCCAGTGCTTTCTTTCTATTTTTTCTTTCTTTTCAATTTTTCCAGTTTATATAATATCACGTTTTTTCGGGCAAGTGTGGGAAATGTTTTGCCATTTCGGGCAATCGGGGGAAATTGCGGGCAATTATTTTTTCACTTGCGTTTCAAGTGCTTTTTCTATTGACCAGCCACGCTTGATTCTATTTTTCAGACACGCATATGACATTCCCTTATCTTTTGCCCAGTCCGCTAATATCTTTCTTTCCCCTTTATACTCCAAAATTACATTATCACTTTTGTTTCTGTTTTGCTCTTCCTTTGTCGCCCATCTGCAATTCTCTGGACAATAGTTTCCGTTATTATTTATTCTTTCTATTGTAAGAGTTTCTTTATATCCATTGTTCAATGCCCACTTTCTAAAATCATCAAACTTTTTCCATTGGGCGCATACTTTTATACCTCTACCTCCATACCTTTTATAATTTTTATTGTTTCTATTTTGCGTTCTTTCTTTCATATCGTGCCATATCTGATAAAGTCTGCTATTAGTCTGCCCGTGTGTTTTGCTTCTTTGTATAAGCTTCTCTTTTTGTAGACAACCACAACTTTTTGCCGTTCCATTTTTCAGATTTTGTCCGTATGAAATAGTTGAATTTCCGCATTTACATACGCAATTCCACAATGTTTTTCCACTTTTGTCCGTCCCTGCGTATGAAATAACCTTTAATCTTTCAAACTTCCTTCCTGTCAAATCAATTCGTTTTTGCACTCCTTATCCCTCCGCAACACATTTCCTGTTTCATCTGCTCTGCCTTTTCCCTTTTCCAGTCTTTATTTCTCCGATAAAATTCAAAGCAAATCAATTTATGTTTTTCGCAAAAATATAACTGCTCAATATATTCTCTTTCTGACATTCTGTAATCTCCTTTCATTTTTCTCTTGAAAGAAGCCCGCTTTTTTGATAGAATAAGCCTATCAAGTTGCTTTGGCTTCTTGGTGTCCAATAACAGTTACAAACTTTGGTCGGGGCGTAACTGTTATTTTTTTACTGTTCTGATACCTGTTTGTAGACCAATTCAATCCCCTTCCTGATAACATCAGCCTTTGTCATGCCCATTTTTTTACAGCATATTTCCAGCATTTCAAGTTCCCGGTCTGACATTCTGATTCTTGTTTCATGGCTTTTAGGGTCATTTGAAGGTGGTCTTCCCATTCTTGGTGACATTTTTACCTCCTTACTTTTTGGTGATACATTTAATATACTATATGGTGACACAATTAGTCAATACCTTTTTTGAAAATTTTTATATTGCAATCCAAAACCGCTTATGCTATAATTTCATCAGGCAACAAAAGGATAATAGAGTGTGTCATGTTGCGCACAAAAAGAACGAACCCCCGGAAAGTAGTGGCGTACTTCCGGGGGTTCTTCCTCTTTTCGGTGAGGTAAACCATTCGGGCTAGGCTACCGCTATTCCTCACCGTCTAACCACTTGCATATGTAGTAGGCAACTACACCCGCCAACACGGAAAGGATAAAGGATAATAGAGAACTTAACATGACTATTTTACCATATCTTTTCCAAATTTCAACAAATTTTACAAGTCCCGTATTACTCCCCGTTTTATCCTGTTTCTTCCTCCCTTCCTCTGTATGTTCTCCAGCTTCTGAACTTTCCCGTTCCAATACTCTATAGCGTTCCTGATTTCCGTTAGATTCGCCCGTGTCAGCGTCCGGGAACCGATTGTATAGCTCTGTCCTGTCGCAACCGTCATTTCCGCTTCCAGCCATACGTCTAAATGTTTTTGCGCTGCTTCAAGTGTAATTCCTGCCATTATAATATACCTCCGTTGCTTTTTCTCTTTTTTCTTCTTCTTACTGTCGCCGCTCCTGCTGCTGCCGTTTTCTTTTCTTCCGGCTTCTTCAACGGAAGCTGCGTGATTTCGATTGCCGCCGTCGCATAGTTCCGGCAGTCCAGCGGCTCATTCCTTTTGTGTTCCCCCTTGTCCTTCAGCTCCCATGCAAAGTATGGTCTTCCCATTTTGTACCGCAGAACCTTTTTTTCAGAAGTCAGCCCTTTAAAATATTTTTCGTTGTACCCCTTCCCCTGCTCTAACGGAAAATGACAGTACCCCGGACCCGGCTTTTCAAGTTTCAATCTATCCATAAGCCAGCTTTTTCCTGTGTCAACTCCTATTTCAAATACATATGCCTTTTCTCTGTTTCCCTTTTTCGGCTTCTGTATATACGCCGCTGCGCTGTTATTTGAACCCCTGATAGCAAATACTTTTCTGTGGAACCTTGCTTTGCAGAATTTCCGCACCGCATTTGTGAAGTGTCCCTGTTCGTCCATACAGGTACATATAATTTTTAACTTTGTTCCGTCTTCTTTCGTGAAGGTCTGCGCAAGAAACGTGTCAAGCTCTTCCCAAATCCTGTCCCCGTGCAAGTCCCCGTATATTGCGGCGTACTTTATGCCACAACTTTCATATTCAGGACCCCACCCGACAACTTCAATTTCAAACCTGTCGTCCTGCGTATCAACTCCCGCTGTCAGATACAGAACTTCTTCCGGGACTTCGCAACTATAGTATTCCCTGCGGCTCAAAAGTTCTTCGTCGTCTACGCTTTCCCCGTCTTCCTCCCATGTCTGCCCCATCTCGGTATTTGTCCATACCTTCATCATCTGCACATTTCCTTTTTTGACTTCCTCGTTTGCTTCAATGAACTTTTCAACAACTTCTTTCCATGTTGTCAGAGTAGAAGCAAGCGTATTCAGGTGGAATCCCTTGACCGGGTTTTCCGGGTCCTCATGTATGAACTTTCCTTCTGCAAAGTGTTCTTTCCACTCTGCTTCGCTGGATATAACCCCGCACTTTTCGCAAACATAGCGTATTTCTGATAAATCGTTTTTATCATAATCAACATTTCCCCATACAAGCGGCTGCAATTCCCCGCAGCACGGGCAGGGCGTGTTCCATTCTCCCCGGCTGCTGTTCTCGTATTCAATTTCTATCCGGGAAGCCCCCTTGATAGTCGGCGTTGAAATGTCCACCTGCTTTTTATTCCAGTAGGTAGTCTGCCTTTTTGCTGCAAGTAAAAGTGGGTCCCCCTCTGCCCCTGCACTTGCCGGGTATCCGTCTATTTCATCAGCAAGAAGAATCCTGACTGTATGGCTCCGCAGTCCCGTGGGGCTGTTCGCTCCTGCAATCGTTACGAACCCGCCCGGAAAAATCTTGTGTGTGATTGTGTTCCCGCTGCTTCTTGATTTATCGTCTACACGCTCCGCAAGTACAGGCGTACTCCGCAGCATAGGGGACAGCTTTTCTTTTGAAAATTTTTCTGCCATGTCTATTGTCGGCTGTATAACCATTATCGGGGAAGGGTCATAATGTATATAATATCCTATCGGATTTAAAACCATTGCGTCAGTCTTTCCCACCTGCGCCGCTGACATAATCACAACTTTTTTTATTGATATGTCCGTGATTGCGTCCATAATTTCCCGCTGATACGGGGCTTTTGCAGTCTTCCACCTCCCCGGTTCCGCAGTCGTCCCGGCAGCAAGCCGCCTGAACTTGTCAGCCCATTCAGAAAGCGTCAAATCTGGCGGCGGCTGTAGTACCTTGAATAACCTGCGGAAAAGCTGCGCCGTGTTATCCCTCATTTTCCCCGCCCTCCTTCGTTATTCTGTCAAAGTCAGATAATTCTTCCAGCGTTTCATCAATCGCCGCTTTCATCAGTTTAAAAATTTCCGTCTGGTCTTTCTTCTTTGCTAAAATCGGGCTTAATTTTGCAGGGATAGCCAGAAGACGTGTCCTGAAATTTACAAGCGTATCTGTCACAATCTTTTCAATGTCTTCTGTCGTGTGAAGCTCATTCTTTCGCAACTGTAGTTCCAGCTCCTGATTCTCCCTTTTTGCTCGCACTAGCTTTGCCCGCTCCGTGTTGTAGTCCACCTTTTCTTCCGCTTCCGGGTTCTTCTTCCGCAGAAAATTTATATACTGCTTTGTCACCGTCTGCAAGTCGTACAACCCCGGCTTGTATTCGGTCAATATCCCTTTGTCCCGCAGCGTCCGCACGTTCCTTTCTGTCATATCAAGATACCGTGCAACCGCCGCCGACGTGTACAACTTCATTTTTGCATACCCCCTTTCTAAATATTTCCCGGCAGAAACGGAAGCCGTTTTTTTCATTTTGTATCTAGGCAGGTTCTGGGCGTCGCCGTACCCGCATAGCTTCCAAACGCCTGAAAGAACCTGCTGCCCGTTCAGTCGCCGTCCATCAAGTCGTCAATGATTTCTTCCGTTTCATCATCAACAATGATTTCACCTGTTAATTTTTGTTTAGCAAGCTGATATTTCCGCTCTTCCAGTGACAATCTTCTTTCTTCCATCTCATATGACTTGATACTGTCTATCTGCTTTATGATACGCCCATGCAGGCGGTTCAGCTCTGCTTCTACCTTCATAGCCCTATCAAATGCGCTTGACTTAATGATAGTCTTCATTGCTGTCTTTAGCTTCTCTGTACCCCCTTCCGGGTCTTGCACCTGCCCTGTATCAATGCCGCTGTCCTGTGCTGCCTGTACCTCTTCAAGCGTCTTCGGGACTGCCATATGCACTAATTTATCAGCATAAAA